GTCTTGTCTATCCCAACCAGCCCTAACCAGCGACAACTGGCAGGGATTGGTCATGCACAGCCACGATTGCAAACATCGAGGCCCGATCACGTGGATTCATTTGCGCCGCAAGTTAGGGAATTTGCCAGTGAGCATCTAGGGGTTGAGTTAATGGATTGGCAGTACACCGCGCTTGACGGTCAGCTGCTTTACGATGAAAACTTTGAGTTAATTAACCGTGTGAGCCTCGTTTCTACGGCGCGCCAGTGCGGTAAGACCACTGCGTTAATGGCGCTCGTTGGCTGGTGGCTTACAGAGATGCCAAAGATACGTGGCAAGAAACAAACCGTGTTATCTACAGCGCACAGGCTTGATCTGGCCGTCATGTTGTTTGACGAATTGTCACCGATCTTAGAACAGCGTTTTAACGCAACCCTAATGAAATCATATGGGCGTAACAGAGTAACAATGCCAGACGGCTCAACTTGGCTGGTGCGCGCCGCCAATAACTCTGTAGGTCACGGCACTAGCCCATCGCTGGTAGTGGCTGATGAAATGTGGGATATTTCGCGCGAGGTCATTGACGGCGGTCTCTTGCCGGCTCAACGCGCACAGGTTTCACCGCTTTTGTCTATGTGGTCAACGGCTGGCACAGAGGCAAGCACCGCCATGTTGCGTTGGCGTGAGCAAGGTTTGCGCGCTATTGACACAGGCAAAAACGCATCGTTTTATTTTGCAGAGTGGTCACCGCCACCAGACATAAACCCGATGACCCCAGAGGCATGGGTGTATGGCAACCCAGCGCTAGGCATAACTTTGACGGAAGCCACGTTGCTGGCAGAGTCGGAGAACCCTGATCGAGCCGCGTTCTTGCGCGCGTCCTGCAACCTTTGGGTGGCTAGTGACAAGTCATGGATACAGCCGGGTCAATGGCCAGCCTTGCAGTACGAGGGCGAAATACCTGACGGCGGCACGGTAGCAATCGAGACCAGTCTTGATGACACAAGGTATTTTGCTGTGCGTTGCGTGGCTTTACCTGATCGGCGAACAGTGGCAACAGTCGAGTTTGTGGCAGACACATTTAGCGAAATGTTGAGCCACGTAGAGCGCCTTTGCGCTAACCCTGCAATCAAGTTTGCGATTACACCAACCGTTGACAACCACTGGCCGCTATCTCTAGAGCGCCGCAGGGTAGTCGTTGGGTATGGCGAGATACTTAAATTTACGCCGTCAGTCAAAAACATGATCAACGAAAAACTGTTATGGCATGACGGCTCAACACAACTTGCCGAACACGTCAGCCGTGCGGTTGCTGTTCGCTCACAAAACAGCATTGCGCTATCAAGCCAACGATCACCCGGCCCAATCGAGTTAGCGCGTTGCATGGTTTGGGCAGCAGCTCTGACCAGCCGACCCACGTCATCTGGCAAACCAATGTTGGTTGTGTCTAACCAGTAGGCTCGTCTTGGCATCGGCTCGATGGCTTGCTTATCGTCGGGATACCGCATCGCATACCGGGCCGATGCCACCACAAACCGCACAGACTGTGACACACTAAAGACATGGCATTATTTAACAAAGTCACTAAGGCTGCTATTTCGCCACCAGTAGCCAAAGCCGCTGCCGCTGGTACTAACTACATGGGCGCACAAACCAACAACACTGGCGCTGGCATGGTTGGCGTTTATTACAATTACATTGAGGGCGAAGCGCGCAACGCTGCAATGTCTGTGCCTACCGTTAGCCGTGCGCGCGATCTGATTGCATCAGTAATTGGCTGTATGCCATTGCGGATGTACAACGAAATGTGGAACGGCGATGAGATGGAAAAAATGCCATTAGCGCCACGCACTTGGTTACGCAAAATTGACCCAGCCGTGCCAAACAATTTTATCTTAAGTTGGACATTTGACGATTTATTTCATTTTGGCAGAGCGTTCTGGTACGTCACCAGTCGAAGCAAAACAGACGGTTACCCGGCATCGTTTACACGACTACCTGCAGCAATGGTGCAAACGCTTGACCAAGCAGGCCCAGTTTGGTTTGCGCCGTCTAAGCAAATTATTTTTAGCGGCGGCGAACTAGACCCAAACGATGTAATCCAATTTTTGTCACCTATTCAGGGCATCACGTCAATGTCAACGCAATCAGTTGCTACCGCGTTAAAACTTGAGGCTGCACGGTATCGCAACGCATCGAGCGCCATCCCTGCCGGCATCCTTAAACAAACTGGTGGCGAGCCGCTTAACGCACAAGAGTTAGCCGATCTTGCGTCAGCGTTTAACGCAGCGCGCATGACTAATCAGACGGCCGCGCTTAACGAGTATTTGTCTTACACCGAAACCAGCACTAGCCCAGACAAAATGTTGTTGATTGACTCTGCCGAATTTCAGGCAATGGAAATGGCCAGATTGTGCAACGTGCCACCATATTTGGTAGGCGTGTCGGTAGGCAGTTATTCCTACCAATCAAGCAGTGAGAGCCGCGCCGATTTGTGGACATTTGGCGCGCGCGCTTATGCCGATTGCATAGCCAGCACACTAAGCCAAAACAATGTTTTGCCTAACGGCACTTATGTTGAGTTTGACGTAGAGGGCTACCTTATGGGTGACTACAGCGAGCGCAACGAAATGGCACAACCAGAGCGCGCCGATGAGGTACAGTCGCAATCATGATTAAATTTATTGCAACAGAAGTAACAATTGACGCAGCTGCTGGCGAAGGTGGCCGCCGCGAAATCACAGGGATTGCCGTACCGTATGACGTTGCCGCAACAGTTTCTGATGGCACATCTGTGATCATCAAACAGGGCGCTTTGCCAGTTGACGGAAAAGCACCACGTTTTTACATGAACCACGACTCAACAAACGCCATTGGCATTGTTAGCGAGCGCGTGGACAGCCCAGAGGGAATGTTGTTTACAGCGAAAATTAGCAAAACACAGGCTGGCGATGAGGCGCTTATTTTGGCACAAGATGGTGTTTTGGACTCTGTGTCAATCGGTATAAACCCCACAAAATTTACTACAGCCAAAGACGGCACAGTTACCGTGACCGCCGCCGATTGGGTCGAGTTGTCACTTGTGCCAGTACCAGCATTTGCAGGTGCAATCATCACTGACATTGCGGCGAGTATCCCACACGAGGACGAAGAAATAAGTATTATAGAAACAGAACCTACACAGGAGAACGAAACCATGAGCGAAGTAACAGCACCAGAAGTCGAAGCAACCGTTGCAACTGCACCAGTTTTTGCACAAGCAAAACGCGAATTTGCCATGCCAACACCGGGCGAATTTATGGCCGCTTACCACATTGGTGGCGACACATTTCGTAAAGTCAACGAAGCAGTAAAATTTGCTGCAGCAAAAAACCAGACAGCGTTGCAAGCAGCAAGCGCCGAAAACTTAACCACTGACACACCCGGCTTGCTTAGTAATGTTGTGCTGGGCAATGTTTTCTTAAATTACAACTTCATCAGACCTCTGGTCAGTGGAATTGGCGTAAGGGCAATGCCAACTGCACCATCAAAAACTTTTATTCGTCCAATCATCACGCAGCACACATCAGCTGCAGTGCAGACTGAAGGCGATCAAGTTGATAGTCAGAAAATGACCCTTAGCGCAAATACCGTCACAAAGAGTACGGTCGCTGGGTCAATTTTTATCTCACAACAGGACATGGACATGACTTCGCCCGAAGCCATGAACACTATCCTCACTGACCTTTCCGGGCAATACATGAAGGCCACTGACACAATTGCTTGTACAGCGCTTAACGCTGCAAAGCAGACCAGTGGTTTCACATGGACTGTTACAGCAGGTGACCCAACAAGTTTGATGAACGCACTTTACGGTTGCGCATACAACATCAGCAACAGCACTAACTTGTTTGCAACCCATCTCATCGTGTCCGTCGACGTATGGCAAAAATTGGGCAGCCAACTTGACGCAGACAAGCGTCCGTTGTTTCCAGCAATTGGCGCACCGGGTCTTATCGGTCAGAACACTTTGGGTGCAGGTTCTGCTGCATCATGGTCAGGCATGAACCCAATGGGCTTGCAAATTTTGGTTGACGGCAACTTGGCCGCTGGCTCATTTCTTGTAGTCCACGCACCAGCCGTAGAACTGTACGAACAAGTACGTGGCATCATGTCAGTGGACAACCCAGACTTGCTCGGTCGCACGTTCACCTACTACGGCTACTTTGCAACGTTCTTCCAAGACGCAACAGATGCCACTGCAGGCTCACGTTTCGTCCAAGCAGTAACAGTCGCTTAGTCGAGAGCGGGGCTACCGCTCATGGCAACATACACAACCGCTAGTAAACAACTCATATCTAACTACGCGTGCATAAGCACGTTAGAGCAGTCAGAAATTGTTGTTGGCGAAAACATTACGGTTAGTGGATTACCTGCACCGTTTTCAGGCACGTTTAAAGTGCTTGATTTACCGCAATACGAGTTCACTAACGTTGATGGCAACACAGGCGAGTTTGTATTTAACCCAGAGGTAACACGACCTAATCAGATCATCTACGCCTGCACAGGTAGCGCAGTCGAATATGTGGTTGATTACACAGGCACGGTTGTTTATAACCAAACTTGCACGTGGATTAGCGTTAGCGATCTAGTCACATATTTGGGCGTTACGATCACAAACCCATCGGATGATTACACGCTTGCAACGCAAGCAACAAACGCGGCAAATATGTTTTGTTATCGCCGCAGACAAGAGTCTTTGTACAAAGATAGTTTGTCGGTGTCACCGGGTACAGATGCCACGCTAGGCACGCTTATGTATGCCGCAGCTCTTTGGCGTTCACGTGGCAGCATCGAAACAGCGTTTGCAGCGTTTGACACAATGGGCACACCAACCCAGCAATCGTTGACACCGATAGTTAAGCAATTGTTGGGCATCCCCCGACCAGCGGTTGCCTAATGCCTGCACCGTACACAGACCTTTTAAACGAGGCCATAGACGATGTAGCAGCCACGCTAACGGCCGTAACTGGCTTGCGCGTAGTAACTGACCCAACCAAACTTGTGCCCAACTGCGTGTTCCTATTAGCGCCAAGTTTTACAACATTTGCAGGCAACGGCAATGTTGTGGCAATGGATTTGCCGCTTAAAGTTGTTGGCTCTGGGCCTGCAGGGTTGCCAGTATTGCGCGAAATTTTACAGGTAGCGGCATTAGTGCTGGCATCCAAAATAATTGTTTTGTCAGGTCAACCCGGCTCAATTGACATTGGCGGCGCATCATTTCCGTGCTATGACCTAACAGTTAAAGTGCAGTCACAAACCGCATGATCTATACCGTTGCATCGAGCAAACTTGGCATTGTTGGTGACCCGTTTATACCTGCAAAGGGCATGAACGTGGCAGCTCTCATTGCTGGTGGTTTCATTGTCAAGCAATCCACACCTAAACCTAAAAAACCTGCTAAAACTAGTACAGACACTAACGAGGAGAATTAACCCACATGGCTAGCAGCACTTATCTCTCAAACCCAGTTTTAACAATCAACGGCGTTGACCTTACCGATATGTGTTCAGCGGCCACATTGACCTATTTGGTTGAGGCTTTAGAGGATACCGCGTTTGGCACAAATGCTCGAACCTACACAGCAGGACTTGTCAACAACGAAATCACATTGACAATGTATGCCAGTTTTGCCGCAACAGAAACTTACGCTACATTGTCACCACTTGTCGGCGGTAAAACTGTTGTAACCCTTAAACCAACCTCTGCAGCTGACTCTGCGACTAATCCTCGTTTTGTTTTGACCGATTGCTATTTAGAGTCGTTGCCAATCATTAACGCATCGCTTGGAGAACTATCAACTTATGATGTTGTGTTTCAAGGCGGCTCGCTAACAATTGACGTAACTGCACCATAATCACAGCCGGCAACGGCCCGACACGAAAGGTACGGCATGAAAATTAAACTTGAATTAAACCTGCAAGATGGGCGCGGCACACGCACATTAAACACAAACATGTTTGTTATATGTGAGTGGGAAAAAACAGAAAACCGCAAAGTGTCTGACGGTCGAGGCATTGGCTACAGCGATTTGGCTTGCTGGGCATATACCTTGTGCAAACTTGCTGGCGATCAAGTACCAGACAATTGGCGCGAATGGGTTAAACAGAACCCAGACATGGAATTGACATCCGTTGATGAGACAAACCCAAACCCTACGGCGTTGGCACTTACCGACACCAACTAGCACAATTGCTGGTGGCAGTAGGGTGGTGGCCAACGCATATTGAGTTTGACTCACGCGACTTGCTTACAACGATTACGCTATTAAATAAACGTAGTCAAAGGTAAACCATGTCTGTTTCAACCACAATCACTGTTGTCGGCGTCAAAGAAACTATTAACGCGCTTAAAAAGATTGACCCACAACTACAAAAAGACTTTAGAGCACAAGCCAACGATATTGCTCAACCGGCAATAAACGCAGCAAAAGACAAATACACAGAATTGCCGTTGTCTGGTATGGCGTACAACTGGGATAGTCGAGGCCGTAAAGTATTTCCGTTTACAGTTGCCAAAGCCAAAAGTGGTGTGCGCCTACGCATTGACACCCGGCGCAACGCGGTAGGCGTAATCCTGATTGAGCAAAAAGACCCGGCTACAGCGATTTTCGAAACTGCTGGTCGAGCAAACGCAAACAAACTTGGCAACCAACTAGGGTTTGTAGGTGCTGGCCGTACACGTTTAATTGGGCCAGCCGTTTACAAGGCTAGGCGTGGAATTGAAAACGAAATGAAAAAGATGATTTTGGATACAGCCGCCGTAGTAAGAAAAGAGCTGTAATGCTGTCAATACCAATTATTGCAGAATATGACGGTAAAGCGCTAGATCGCGCAATCACGCAATTTAAACAATTAGAAACTGTCGGCGCAAAAACTCAATTTGCAATTAAAAAAGCAGCCGTTCCAGCGGCAGCCGCTCTTGCTGGCATAGCAGCCGCAATTGGGCCTGCAATCGCTGCAGCATCCGACCTTGAAGAAAACATGTCAAAAGTTAATGTCATATTTGGTGACGGCGCAGCGGACATTGAGGCTTTTGCAAAAACTGCCGCTAAATCATTGGGTCAATCTAAAGCAGCCGTTTTAACTGCCGCCGGCACTTTTGGCACTTTTGGTAAAGCAGCCGGGCTTGGTGGTAAAGATTTAGCAACTTTTAGTAATGATTTTACGGCTCTTGCATCAGACCTTGCATCGTTTAATAACACGACACCAGAGGAAGCAGTTAACGCAATTGGTGCAGCGTTGCGAGGCGAAGCAGAACCGATGCGAAAATTTGGTGTTTTGCTGAACGATGCCACGTTAAAAGCCGAAGCAATGTCTTTGGGCATTTATGACGGATCAGGCGCGCTTACTGATCAACAAAAAATACTTGCGGCACAAAGCGCTATTTTTAAACAAACTGGCGATGCACAAGGCGATTTCGCTAAAACATCTGAAGGACTGGCAAACAGTTCTCGAATAATGGCAGCGCAAATGGAAAACCTAAAAGGCAGCATTGGAGAAGCGCTGCTGCCAGTAGTTCAAGCAATTTTGCCATATGTACAAAAGTTTGCAGATTGGGCTACCAAGAACCCTGAAGCGTTTTTGTTTATTGCTGGCGCTATTGGTTTAGTTGCTGCAGCGATTGTGGCTACCAACGTTGCTATGGCACTAAATCCATTTAGCCTTATTGCTATTGGTGTTGCTTTGCTTGTCGCTGGTTTAGTTGTTGCATACAAAAAATTTGAATGGTTTAGCACAGGCGTAAACGCTGTAGTTAATGGAATTATTATTGTTTTTGAAACGTTTGCAAACAGTTGGATTAAGGTTATTAACGCGGTTATTAGGGGTTACAACGCGTTGCCGTTATTGCCTGATATTGGTTTAATTAGTGAAATCAAATTAGGAAGGGTTGGTGGCGGCGATGCACCAAACGCTGGCGGTGGAATAAACATTCCTAAAATGGCTGCAGGCGGGATTGTAAATCAACCGACATTGGCAATGATTGGTGAGGCAGGCCCAGAGGCCGTAATTCCATTGTCGAGGATGGGTCAGATGGGTGGCAATTACACCATCAACGTGCAAGGCGGCATCAGTTCTAGTGCTGACATTGGCGAAGCCGTAGTTAACGCCATACGCGCATACAACAGGGCGGCAGGCCCAGCCAACATTGCGGTTGCATAATGGCCACATCAGTAGTTGCCAGCGGTGATTATGAACTATTTATAGATACAGGCTTTGTACTTAATGCGTTTACGCTTGACAACACAACTAGAGGCGTTTTAGATAACACAGAATATGTGCTTGATGGCCTTACAGAGTTTGCGCCAATGTTGGAATACTCGACAAATGTCAATATCAAGCGCGGCCGCCGTGACGTAGGCGATCAGTTCAGTGCTGGCACAATGTCATTTAACTTAAACGACAGCCTTGCAGGTGGCACATTAAACCCGTTGTACTCGTCAAGCCCATATGTTGACCCAAACAACCAATTCACGCTTGCACCGTTGCGCAAAGTTTTGTTTGGCAGATACAACAGCGTAGGCACATTTATAGAATTGTTTAAAGGTCAAATAGTTAATTATGACTACAACTACCAATTAGGCGCGCAAAACATTATTAGCGTTTATTGTGCTGACGATTTCTACCTACTAGCCCAAACAGCGTTAGCCGAATTTAACGTTACCGAGCAACTATCAAGCGCTCGAATATCTGCCGTACTTGATCTACCAGAGGTTGCTTACCCGGCTTTGACCCGTGATATAGAAACAGGTACACAAACGCTTGGTGGTGCAGCTGCTTACACCGTGCCAGAGGGTACAAACGTAAAGGCATATTTTGACCAGATACAGGCTGCTGAACAGGGTCGCATTTTTATGTCGCGTACAGGCGATCTAACTAGCCAACCGCGCGTAGGTCAAACCTTGTCTGGCAGTGTTGCAGATTTCCACGATGACGGCACAAATATCCCGTACAACTCGTTAGCAATCAGTTACAACGCTGATTTGATCGTAAACAGGGCCAGTATTCAGCATTTAGGTGCTACTAGCCCAGAGGTTGCTGATGATGCGGCAAGCCAAACCAAGTACTTAATCCAAAATGTGAGCATTACCAACAGCCTGTTGCACAATGATGCAGCCGCTTTAGACCTAGCCAACTACCTGCTAGTGGGCGAACCTGAACCAACTTTTAACGCCGTGCAAACCGACTACCTAATGCTCACAACAGCCCAACGTGAGGCTTTAGCCCTAGTCGATATTGGTGACACGATCACGATTACAAACACGATTACAGGTGGTGAGGTAGCCCAAGAGTTATCGGTTGAAGGCATCGAGATTGCGGTCAATGTCAATAGCGGCCACCGGGTCACGTTCTACACGGCGGCAACCGTAATCGTGTATGAGTTCATTTTAAACGACCCAATTTACGGTAAGTTAGGCATACAAGACCCACAACCAGTTTTAGGATAAAGTAGGCACAATGGCAATCAAAACGTTTACAGCAGGAGAAGTATTAACGGCGGCTGATACCAACACATATTTGGCTAACAGTGGGCTTGTTTATATTGCTAGTAAAACATGGACAAGCGTTAGCGCTAATCAACAGTTAGATAATTGCTTTAGTAGTACCTACGATAATTACAGAATTACTTTTAGTGGAATTGGAAACCAAGCAACACCTGCCATAATTGGTTTGCAATTTGTTGACGGAACTACACCAGACACTGGCGCAAATTCACAAAACACGCAAAATGTCATAGTTTTTCCCGGCCCTACTGATGCACTTCTTTACAATGGAACCGAAACTTATTTAACTACTGGTTTTGTTGGCGATTTTCAATGTGCATTTGCCGCAGATGTGTATAGCCCAAACAAAGCAGAAAACACTAATGTTGTTTCCGAGTGCGTAGGTTTTGGAAGTGGAAACTTCCGCATTGGTAAAACAGGCGGCATGAAACAAACCACGACACAATACGAGGGCCTTGTCTTAACTAGAGCTACTGGAAGTTGGGCTGGCACTATTACTGTATTTGGCTACAGAAAGGCATAAGCCATGAGCGATACAAACCACAAAGTACAAGGGCTAGATGTATTAACAGGCAAAGAATACGAACGCGAAATGAGCGCAGAAGAAATAGCGGCGCTACCAAAGGCAAGCGATGAAGCCGCGCCTATTGTTGGCTAGCGTTATGCTTGCATTTGTCCTGACCGCGTGCGAAACAACACGCCAAAACGCGCCTAAAACAGGCCCGATGACACGATGCTCGACAATTTCACAATGCGAAAGGGTCTCTAATGACTAAGGAAAAATCAGAAATAGAACACCTACACGCGCGCATGATCGTGTTTGTCGGTTGCACCATTGCCGTCACGTTTGCAATCACCGTTATTGGCTTTGTGTACGGCTTGTTGTTTGTTACCCAGCCATTAGAGCAATCACCAAACGATGCACAATTTATTGACTTACTCTCGACACTTACAGTGTTTATGACTGGCACACTCTCTGGACTTGTTGCCGCTAACGGACTAAAAAGGAAACCAGCAGATGCCAATACTGCCAGCCAATCCTAAAGTTGTTGGCTCACGGCCATACACAGGTAACAGTGACGGCGCAGCTGCAGGCCCGATACCGGGCATGGATGAGTGGATACGTCAAGCAATCAAATACAGCAACGGCGCGCTTTGGAATAACGGCAGTTGGGGTGTACGCGATATGCGCGGCTCTGCAAACTTAAGTGTTCATGCCACTGGTCGAGCCGTTGACTTGTCGTACAGGCCGTCAGAAAAATACCCACTAGCAAACCGTAAAGGCGCTATTGCGTTTATTAACACTGTGCTTGCTAACGCAAACGAATTAGGTGTTGAGTGCGTGCTTGATTATTTTCCTAAAGCATTTGGGCGAGGCTGGCGCTGTGATCGTCAAGCGTGGAAGTCGTACAGCAAGCCAGAAATACACGGTGCGCCGGGTGGCGATTGGCTGCACGTAGAGGTTTCACCAATGTTTGTCAAGCAACCTGCAAACCTTATACAGCAAGCGTTTAAAAGGGTATTCACCGAACTGCCACAGTAATGCCCTATGGTGGAAACACCGACGATAGGAGATGCATTATGGCAGACGCAAAAACATACATTTACGAGGTTTACACCACGCACCTAGACAACAGTCAAATGGTCTTGGTGCAAATATTTCGTGACCCAGAGACCGACAAAGTGCTACACGCACAAATTGCGTTTAAAGACGCAATCGGCGACTCATGGCAAACCCCCTACCAATTGGAGAAAAAATGACCTATTTAGCGATCAAATTAGGCGCATGGGCACTTAGCGGTCTAGCGTGTTTAACCCTGCTCTGGGACGCTCACAAAGCGCCTGACAGCCTGCCAAAAACCACAGGACAACAGACCATAACCCTGACAAGCATTGTGCCCACCACGACAGTTGCGCCTGCTACAACCACCACCGTGCCTAAAGGCTGTGCAGAGTACGTGGCAGATGCGATTACGGCTGGCTGGCCAGCAGACCAAGCACCAGTGTTGGCGCGTGTGATGTATCGCGAGTCGCGCTGCAACCCAAAAGCGTGGAACGGCAAAGACTCAAACGGTGGCAGTCGAGGTTTGCTACAAATAAACGGCATACACGAAACGTGGCTAATTGAGGCTGGCATTATTACCAAACTGGACGATCTGTTTTACCCTGATGTAAATATCCGTGCTGCAGTACACCTTTACCGTATGGTGGGCATTTCAGCGTGGGCTGCAACTCATGGCTGATATTCCATACACCGACATAGGCATTACACAAGAAACGAGAGAGGCAATGTATCCCGATACTTACAGCGACAAATTAGGCAAAGTGTTTACTAATTTAATTGACGAAATAGTGCGCCCTAACCACGTGCCAAGCCAAGTGCCAGATCACAGCATTTTGCTTGACGAGTTAGTTCTAATGTATGACGCGTTTATGACAATTGGCGGCGAAGTAAATCGTTTTAATGCCAGCGTGCTAAAGGCGGCCATAAATGTTATACGCGCCTTGTAAAGCGTGCGGTTTAACAATGCACGGCACACGACACCGGCACAACCCAACAAAGATCATGTGGTTACACCCTGACCTTAAAGCATGTACTAAGGTAAAACCAATAAACCCGACTAAGAGAAAGAACCCGACATGAGTGATCAACTAGAAATGTTTACAACCACACTTGGATTGGCTGGAGAACGCACACAAGTTGCGCTCGATCATCCATCTGTAGCAATTGCACGCAACGCACCGGACACGTCACGCGAAGCAGGCGAAGCAGCTAAACCGCACGCAGGCAAACAACGCGAGTTAGTCCATTTTTGGATTAAGTGGGCTGGACGCACAGAGGCTAAAGGCATGACAGCAGACGAAATAAGTGTGCTGTTAGACCTACCTGCACAATCGGTGTCAGCGCGCATAAACGGCTTGCATCGAGACGCGTACATTGTTGACAGCGGTACACGCCGTAAAACACGGTACGGCCGTAACGCAATCGTCTGGGTGGCTTGCTAATGGCACACTTTGACCTAAGCCTGTACGAAACCGTTGCACAACGCTTAGTGCGCTGGTGGGCAGAATACCCAGACGGCCGCATCATCACGTCAATTCATCACTATGACGGATCAACAATTATTATGCGCGCAGAATGCTACAACAACGATGACCGACTAATCGCCACAGGTTATGCAGAAGAAGTCTTTGGCAACAGCCCTGTAAACAAAACCAGTTTTTTAGAAAACTGCGAAACCAGCGCCATTGGCCGTGCAATCAGCAACAGCCGCATTGGGCACACAGGCGAGCGCGCATCAGTCACCGAAATGGAAAAGGTCAACCGCATCAACAGTGCGCCAGCTAAACCAGATACACACGGCAGCGCTACACCTAAGCAGATTGGGTTTCTCAAGTCATTAGCACGTGGCAAGGGCTGGGATGATCTGCAGCTGCTTGACTACATCCACAAACTATTGCAGGTGGATGACGTAGTTGTAGAAACACTTACTGCTGGGCAATGTTCAGCCGTTATAGATGGGCTAAAAAAGTGAGTCGCACAGTCTGGGGCTTGCTGGCTGTTATAACAGTTTGGGCAATCCTTATGGTTAGGTCGGATAAGAAACGTCATTAAACGCAACACAATCGGCTAGTAACCGGATACCTAAGCGAGTCGCATCGCGGTTGGATGATCTGCGGTAACGCAGTTAGACCAGCGCGCACAAAATCTGCAACACAAAAGGCGATGTGCTGAGCGTTGGGGCGAGTCGTAAACATAATCGACTAGATGTGCAAGGTAATCGGATTGAGGCAGCCCGATGGGTAGAGCATCATCACTTTGTCTGTAATCACACATACAGATGACATACACTTAACAAACCGACACAAAGGCAAACCCGATATGCAACAACAACAACAGCAAACGAGAGCAAGCCGCTTGCGGCGCGGTAGCAATGGGTAAAGAACACAGCA